GCACGATTGAAAGAAAAGGACGCTCGAACCGAGTTAGAAAAGCGTAGAAATACGTTGAAGGAGAAACGTCTTGCTGAATCGGATGATGATGTCAAAGCCATCGAGAAATTGATGATTGAAAAAGGCATTAGCAATCACGAATCGGCTGCTGAGTATTACAACTGGATGCGCCAGGCTGATAAGCCAACCCCTGCATTCAGTAATTCGCCAATTACCTCGAAGGTCAATGACTTTCAGAAGTATTTGAAGAATCCTGCAGCAGCGGCCAGGGAAGCAGCGGCGAGTGCACTCAACGAGCTAAGACAGGGAAACCAGTCTCGCCCGATTGGACTTCGTTAATTAGGTCTGTTTCTTAAAAGGAACCTATCATGCCTATTGGTGGCGGTATTATCCCAACAGCAGGCACCAGTCAGTACAATGAACTGACCTACGTTACCCGTAGGGCTTTCATTCCGAAACTGGTTGTCCAGCTTTACAACTCAACCCCTCTGCTTGCTGCATTGCTTGCCAATTCTCAGACCGCTTCAGGCGGTGTGTCATCGGTAACCGTGCCGGTTCAGGGTTCTCAGTTTGTCAACGCGCAGTGGTCGGACTACAGCGGTTCGTTTGCACAGCCTAGCGTCATGCAGGGTGCTTACAACGCTGAATTCAACCTCAAGTTGATGATCGCTCCAGTTCCCTTCCTCGGTATGGAAGGTGCTGTACAGCAAGACTATGCTGTGATTCCTTTGATTGAGGCTCGCATGAACGATGCGACCAACGTCATGATGGATGCTATGGCAACGGCGCTGTACAACAACACCAGCAACACGCAGCAATTCACTGGATTGCCCATTGCTGTTGATTCGGCAGGTACTTATGGTGGCCTTAGCCGTTCGACCTACGCATGGTGGGGTTCCAAAGAGTATGCTGCAGGTAGCGTTAACCCAACCCGTCAAAACATCCTCCAGTACATCTCTGGAACGGTGAAGAACGGTGCTGAGGTTCCTTCCTTTGGTGTTTGCGGCTTTGGCACTTGGACATTGTTGGCGCAAGACTTTGTAGGCCAAGAAACCTACATGATCACCCCTGGTAGCAACTTTGCTAGCGGTGAAGAAGGCCCAACGTCTGGTTTCCGTGCGCTCATGGTTGCAGGTGTGCCGATTTATCCTGATCCCTATTGCCCAGAAGGCACTTTGTACTTGCTGAACTCAAACTACCTCAGCATGTACATTCACGATCAGGCTGAGTTTGCGTTTACCGGCTTTGAGTCCACGCTGCCTAACTGGCAGATTGGTTATGTCGGCGCAGTGTTGACCATTGCTGAAATGGTGAGCACCAAGCCTAAGAGCATGACCAAAGTGACCGGCCTTAACTCACTCACGCTGTAAGGAGTCGATCATGGCATTGGCACTTAATAAAATCATCGTTAGTGGCTTAAACAGCGATGCTGATGGCGCGTACTTTGACTACGTTACCCAATCGGTAACGGCAGGCACAGACTACACACTGCCAGCAGGTCTGTACGTCATCTATCCCGTCGCAAACTGTAAGTATCAGGCTTATAACGGCACTTCATGGGCTGATGTAATTGCAGCAAATACAGGTGGCATGATGGTTTCTGATGGTCAGAACGTCAAAATCGTTTCGACCTCTGGCACTGTCACGGCACTGTTCTTGACCGTCAATGGCGGTCAGGCTGCTTCTGGCACCTACAACTCGTAATTGGAGTAAAGCATGGATGCAAACAAAGTCGGTAGTCTATTGCCGCAGCAGTTTGGAGGCATCCTGCTTGGGAAGTTGATCGGCGCGAACATGAATTCCACTGCCGATCAGCAAATCACCATGTTTAGCAATCCGTCGAAGTTCATTCTTCGACGCATCGTGGTGACGAATGCTTCAGTCTCTTTGACCACGGCTGCTGGCGGCGTTTATACCGCTGCTAGCAAAGGTGGCACAGCGGTTGTTGCAGCGGCCCAGGCTTACTCCTCGCTTACAGCGTCAACGCTTTTCCTTGATCTCACGCTTAGTACGACAAGTAATGCAAGTACCACCGTGAAATCGAGCATTCCCAACTTATACTTATCGCTCACCACCGGTCAAGGTGCTGCAGCAACAGCGGATGTATATGTTTACGGGGACATTTTAGAAGCATGATCTTTGTTACAAACAAAGGCTCTCAGCCACTGGTCGCCAAGTACGTCGATCAGTGGTTTGAGTTTCCTCCAGGCAAAAGCGTACAAATCGAACCTCATGTTGCGCGGCATATCTTTGGGTATGGCGACGACAATAAGTATCAATACTTGGTGCGTTTAGGTTGGTTGAAAATGAATACCGACCACGATAAAGCGATGGCTCGACTTGCTGAGTTCACCTTTACGGACGCACCAGTAAAATCCGACCAACAATCAGCCGTGTTGGTGGAACGAGTAGCCCCTCCCGCTCCGCGTGGGCGAGCTGGGGTCAAAGTCCAGCCCCAGACAAGCGATGAGGCATAAATGGCAACCTACTCAGGGTATATCGCAGAAGTTAGAAGACTGCTGCATGATGCTGCTGGCAACTTCTGGACAGATTCCGAGTTAACCGATTACATCAACGGTGCTCGGCATCGTGTCGTGCGTGACACGGGTTGCCTGCGCAATATCCTGACGGGTGCTACAACCACCTCGGTTGAAGTTTTTAACATATCGACCCTTACATTACCTTCGTGGGCAGAGCAGATTCTTGATGTATTGAACATCAATCTGTATTGGGGTAACACGCGCATACCTTTGCGCTACATGTCATGGTCGCAATTCAACGCTGAGTTGCGATTCTGGCAAAACTACACAGGCAGGCCCATTGCATTCACAAGATATGGTCAGAATCAAATCTATTTTGGCCCAGTGCCTGATCAAGTCTATGTGATTGAGGTTGATACCATCTTATTGCCTGTGCCGCTGACATCAGACTCGCAGACTGAGGTGATCTTAGAACCTTACACCTCGCCTGTAGCCTTTTATGCGGCTTACAAGGCTAAATACAAAGAACAATCGTACGGTGAAGCAGAAATATTTAATGCCGAGTACAAGAAACAGCTACTGGCAGCGATCAATTCGAGCTTTACGCGTCGTTTACCAACGCCTTACTCGGTTCAGTAATCATGGCCGCAGTTGAGCAAAAGAAGTCCTACCACGTTACCAAGGATTTCAAAGGGCTTAACACTAAAGCCAATCGCACGGCTATTCAAGAGAATGAGTTTTCTTGGATAGAAAACGTCATGCCTATCGGGTACTCCAACCTGAAGGTCATACCCAAAGAAAAGCGCGTTACCTACAGTAGTACGAATTTCAGTTGGGGCGGCACGGTGCATTACATGGCGCCAGCCAATATCAATGGTGTCGCCTACATGTTTGCGTTCTTCACCAATGGAGGTGCGCAGTATGTCAGCTTGGAAACCCCTACCGCACCGATCACCCTGGCTGGCTCAGGTACGTTCAGCGGAACCCGTACTCAGATCAGTCAATGGAAGAATGAGCGAGTCCTTATCATTGACACAACTTATGGATACGCTACGTTCAACGGGACGAATCTCGTTCGGGTCGGTTCGGTCGGCACCATCACGATCACATCAGGCGGGTCTGGATATTCAGCAGCGCCCACAGTAACGATTAGCGCTCCCAATCAAACGGGCGGCATCCAAGCAACGGCGACAGCAACGATTACTAGCGGCGTCGTTACTGCAATCACCATTACTGAACCAGGTACGGGCTACACATCCGCACCGACAATCACGTTTTCTAGTGGTGCTGCTTCAGCTACAGCCACGGCAATTAACCAGCCTGGCACTTGTATACAGTCTTTTTCTGGTCGCGTATGGATTGCTGATGGCAGAACCATCTATTACACGGCAGCAGACAGCTATAACGACTTCACAAGCATCTCTGCTGGCAACATTACGCTAGTCGATGGCACTTTGTACGGTGACATCACGCAAATCATTGCCGCTAACAACTTTCTTTACATCTTTGGCGAATCGTCGATCAACGTCTTTTCGGATGTTCGTGTCAATACGCTTGGCGAAACGCTCTTTACCAACACCAATATCAGCGCTTCGATTGGTACGGAACTGTTTTTAGGCGTTTTTGCTTACTTTAGAAGCATCTTATTTATCAATCGGTATGGTGTTTACGCTCTAGTAGGTGCTACAACGACCAAAATTAGTGATGCGCTTGATGGCATCTTCCCGAATATTGACTTCGGTTCGTCGGTAACGGGTTGCCAGACACTGATTTACAACATTTTGGTGTCTGCATGGAACGTCAGGTACAACGACAATGGCACCTATCGGCGTGTGCAACTGGTTTTCTTTGACCGCAAGTGGTTTATTAGCTATCAAGGCAACCTTACGCACATCAATTCATCGCCAGTCAATGGATTGATTAACTCTTATGGCGTTGAATCGGGCGGTGCGTTCTTCAGAATGTACGAAGACCAGACGGCTAACATCTCAACGGAGGTTGTAACCGCGCTATGGGACTTGAAAGACCCGATTCGTGACAAACAAGCGCTTAAATTAGGGGTTGAAGCGACATTTCCGGTCACAGTTGCTGGTTCATTGAACATTTCGATTGATAGCGAGTCGAGAAGCTCAACGTCAGTGTCGTTAGGCAATGCCGTGGCATGGCAAAACGTATCATTCAACAACATTGCATGGACAAACAATGCTGGAAGCACCCTGCAATGGATTTCGTCTGGTTACCAGTTGACCGAAGGGTACAAGCTGCTTAAGTACGATGCGCAGATGTATGGCAAATACCTTGGCATGACGGTAACATCAACGGCACCGGCCTTTACATTCAATGGCTTCCAGCTTGAACATGAACTAAGAGCGAGGTTCTGATGGCAAAGCCAGTAACAATCCCGAATACATTTGCCACGGCAACAACATCTATACCGCTTGCCAACCTCGATGCCGATTTCTCGACGGTTGCAACGGCGCTGAACGACGCATCGACTTATAGCAACTACGCACTCGATTCAGGAACTACTGACGCCTATGTGGTGTCATTATCAGGCTTATCCACGACCTATCAAGCAGGTCTTGCTATTCAATTTCAGGCAACGACTGCAAACACTGGGCCTTGCACCTTAAACGTCAACGGCCAGGGCGCTAAGAACATCATCTACCCTGATGGCAGCACATTGTCTGCAAATGCCATTGTGGTCGGAGCTATTGCCTCGGTCATGTATGACGGCACGAGCTTTCAGTTATTGTCAGTTAAGAACGCCGCAGGAGGTGGTGGAGGTGGAGGGAGTGTTTCCTCGGTTGCCATGTCCGTGCCTGCGTTTCTTTCGGTTGCTGGCTCGCCAATTACGACATCCGGTACGTTAGCAGTCACTTACTCTGGTACGCCGCTACCCATTGCTAATGGTGGTACGGGTGCAACAACCGCTGCAGGCATACGTACCACGATTGGTGCAGGTGATGTTAATGGCCCGGCACTTTCGGTTGACAGTGAAATTGCGCTTTACTCAAGCACGACTGGTAAAGTCATTAAACGTGCAACAACCACCGGCATTCTTAAAGGAACGTCAGGTGTATTATCAGCAGCGGTTGCTGGAACTGATTATGTAGCACCAGGAGGCGCACTTGGCACACCATCTTCTGGTGATCTATCAAACTGTACTAACCTGCCTTCTGGAAGTATTACCGGATTGGGTTCTGGTGTACTTACTGCCTTACAAACCGCTGTGGGAGCAAGCGGTGCATTCGTTCCTACAGGCGGTACAGGTGCCACCGGCACATGGAATATTGACATTCTTGGTAATGCCGGGACTGTAACCAACGGCGTTTATACGTCAGG